TGTAGTTGGGGGGTCATCGATGTTGATCGCTACAATATACAACATAAGGAAGTTATATCAGTTATACGGAAAAGGAAGTACCCGCTCGTCCCATTCAGATCAAAATCCAACGGACTCCATTTAATTTTATTTATTGATGGTGTTGTTGCAGCATCATCAATGAGAAAAAAATTATTAGAGATTGCATCTGATTTAGGCGTTAATGATACAACAACTGACATTTATCCTGCGCAAGACGAAGTTGATTTGACACCTGAAAGTTGGGATCAAAAAAGAAAAGGTAATTTTGTAAACTTACCATATCAAAAAGCACATATGACAACTAGAGTTGCAATGGATAACGATGGCAACTCAATAAAGTTAGAAAATTTATTTAAGTTTGTATCTGAATACAGGCTTACACCTGCACAATTTAAAAAGTTAAAAGTATTCCAAGATGACGAAACAAAAGATTGGCCACCTTGTGTTGTTAATTTTATGAAAAACAAAGTACAAAAAGGTGAAGGTCGTAACGATGCAATGTTTAACGTTGCAGTATTAGCAAAAAAAATAAATCCTGATCCTGTCATGTATGAAGATTGGACAAGAAACATGATGTCAAAAGTTTGTACTGAACCACTTCATCCACAAGAATTAAATAATATTTTTAAAGGTGTAGAAAACAAAGAATATACTTACAAATGCAAAACATCTATTGCCAGAATGCATTGTTCATCTGCAACTTGTTTGAGAAGACAGCATGGCATTGGTAAGAATGAAGCTTTGCCTGAAGTGGGTAAACTTACAAAAGTAAATTCATATCCTGAACCTTATTGGATTTTACCTATTCAAGGTAAATCTATTAGACTATCGACAAAACAATTATACCAACAGCAACTGTTGGGGGAAGCATTACTTAACTATGATATTGTTTGGAGATCATTGAAGCCTACAAAAAGAGATCCAGACCCTTACAGAGATTGGTTAGAGGAGTTGATGTCTAACAAACAAGACATGGAAGGCTTTGATGGAATAGAAGAACTTGAAGATGTATTTAATTCTAGAATGTCCAGGTTCCTTGAGGACGTTGAAGACACCACAGAGTTTGATCAAATTGACAGTGGTAACATTTGGAAGGACGATTTAGAGATGAGATTTAAGTTAGAAACCTTTAAAAACTTTATGAAAAAAATGGGTTATAATTGGAATGAAAAAGAATGTACAAAATTTTTAGAAACAGGAGGTGCACAACCGAAGTCTAAATTCAAAGGTATTCAATCTAGACATTGGATAGTAGCATTACCAAAACAAAGTGAGCACAAAAACAAAGATGTCAAATTCGTTAAAGCAAAAGCTGCGTGGGAAGACAATTAAAATATTTGGACCTCCAGGTACAGGTAAGACAGAAAACTTACTCAAACGAGTGCAGCGTTATTTAAAACAAGGATTTAGTCCTGATGAAATTTGTTACATTTCTTTTACAAATAAAGCTGTTAACGAGTGTGTTGCGAGAGTTAGGAAAAGATTTAAAGAATACGATGAAGATGATTTTAAATATTTTAGAACGTTACATTCTTTGGCCAGACAACAGTTTGCTGAAATTCCCGTATTAGATCCGAAGGCTGACATGCTGATGTTTCACACACAGTATGGAACTATCAAAGTTAATTACAAAGATGGACACGATGATGCAAAAGTTTATAGCAATTGGTCTTTGCAAATATATGACAGGGCAAGAAACATGAAGGTTGATCCTGTGTGGTTGTACAAACAACAATCTAGAAAAGCTGTAAGGTTGCAACAGTTCAAATCAATTATTAATGGTTATGAAGAATTTAAAACTATGGAATTAGAGAACGGACAACGGACACCTGACAGATTAGATTTTACTGATATGGTTCAAAAGTTTATTGATGATGGTGTGTCTATTCCATTTAAGGTGTTGATGGTTGATGAAGCTCAGGATCTGACACCCTTACAATGGGATTTAGTAGTGAAGTTGTCAAAAGCAGTGGACAGAGTTTATATTGCAGGTGATGATGACCAAGCTATTTACGAATGGAATGGTGCTGATGTTACTTTGTTTCAAACTTTTCCTGGTAAATCACTTGTGTTAAAAAAATCTGTTAGATTAAATAAAAACATACATCACTTTTCAAAGTGTTTATTGAATTCTATGGGTGATAACAGAGTGGAGAAGGAATTTTATTCTAATGGTAAAGAAGGTAAGATTTATAGATGGAATGGATTGAAGAAAATACCTTGGAGTCTTGAAGGTGATTGGATGGTGTTGGCTAGAATTAATGATGTAAAAAGAGAGCTGCAGCAGGAGGCAAAAGATCTTGGACTGTATTATCAAGATCAAAAAAATAATAAATCTTTTGATCCGAATCAGTTTCATGCAATTAATTATTGGGAAAAAATATGTGAAGGTGGCAGCATAAATAGAGAAGAAGCTGTAACCATGTACGAGTATTTATTAAACATAGACCACGGATACCGGTCAGCGGACAGTAAAAAATGGTCTTTTGCCCATCCAAATCAAGTCTTTACATTTGATGAATTACATTTAAGGTGCGGTATGCGCGATGAAAAAGGCCCTTGGAATCAAGTATTTAAGAGAAAATTTAAAGATAAAGATAAACTATATTTTCAAAAACTCATGAAGGAAGGCGTTGATTTGAATTTACCACCAAAGATAATTATAGATACAATACATCAAGTTAAAGGTGGAGAAGCAGATAATGTTGTCCTGGCAAGCAAATGCAACTTTCCATCACACTACGATAAAAAGAATTTAGCAGATAAGGTAAAAGAACTTAGAGTTTGGTACACAGGTGCCACTAGATCTAAACAAACGCTGCATCTGTTAGGTACATACCATCAATATAATTTTCCGTTAGGAAAATATTTCAAACTATACGAGGCTAATTATGTTTAGAAAATTAATTATAGAAGCTTTAGAAGATAGATATAATGCACAAATATCAGAGGCAGAAGCTACGTTAAAAATTTATTTAGAAAAACCAGTAGCAATAGGTGAACACCCGCAGCATGTTGATGAGGCAGATAAATTAATAGAAAAAATAGCTGCAGCTGAAGAAAAATTAAGAGTATTACAGGAGTATAAATTATGACAGACAAAGACATGTTTGAAGAAGCTTTTCCAGAAGATAAGCAGGTTGGCGGGAGCCACTACCAACACTATATCATTCAGCCCTATGAATTTATTTCTAAAAATGAGTTAACATTTTTCCAAGGCAATGTAATAAAATATGTAATTAGATATCCATACAAAGGTGGGATAGAAGATTTAGAAAAAATAAAACACTATTGTGATTTAGAAATTAAAAAGATGAAAGATGCCAAAAGAAAAAAATAATACAATTAAGTGTGAGATTTGTACAACAGTCTCTTCAGTGATAATACATGAAAAGATTTATTATTGTGCAGATTGCTATATATTTGAAACAAAGGTCCCGATGAGCGAATCAATACAAAACCTCTACGCTGAAGGACAAAACAAAAAACTTTTAAACTAATGACACATCAATTAAATTTTGTATATAACGACAGTGATTGGATAGCTCCAGCTGAGTATCCTGATTTAAGACAAGCCAAAGAGATAGCAATTGACCTGGAGACTAAAGATCCAAATATAAAAACAAAAGGTGCAGGTTGGGCAACCTTTGATGGAGGTATTGTGGGTTTTGCAGTAGCTGCACTTGGCCAACAATGGTACTTTCCAATACAACATGATGCAGGTGGTAACATGGATTTAACAATTACTACAGCTTGGTTTCAAGATGTTTTAAGTACACCAGCTACAAAAATTTTTCATAATGCGAGTTATGATGTTGGTTGGTTATTAGTAAATGGTTTTAAAATTAATGGTCCTATAGTTGATACAATGATTGCTGCAGCATTAATAAACGAAAATAGATACAGTTTTAGTTTAAACGCATGTGCAAAAGATTATTTAGGCGAGATTAAAAACGAAACATTTTTAAATGAAAAAGCTAAAGAGTGGGGTATTGATCCGAAGGCTGATCTTTGGAGGTTACCTGCAGGTTACGTTGGGTTTTATGCTGAACAAGATGCAGGTTTAACTTTACGATTATGGGAAAGATTTAAAACAGAAATAACAAAACAAAATTTACATGATGTCTGGGAGATGGAAATGGAGTTACTTCCCATTTTAATCGAGACAAGACAAAGAGGTATAAGAGTTGATGAAGCAAAGGCTGCAAGTTTAAAAAAAGAATTTGTAAGTAAAGAAAAATCAATTTTACATGACATAAAAAAACAAACTACTTTGGATGTTGATATTTGGGCAGCAAGATCAGTGGCGCAAGTATTTGATAGAATAGGTGTTGATTACCCACGGACACCGAAAAGTGATGAGCCAAGCTTTACGCAAAACTGGCTAGTAAACTGTGATAACCCGATAGCGCAACTAATAAGACAAGCAAGAGAAATAAATAAATTTCATTCAACATTCATAGACTCCATTCAACGTTATGTTCACAAAGGTAGAATACATTCTGAAATAAATCAATTAAGATCTGACCAAGGTGGAACTGTATCAGGACGTTTATCATACTCAAACCCTAACCTGCAACAGATCCCTGCAAGAAACAAAGAATATGGAGATAAAATTAGAAGTTTGTTTTTACCTGAAGAAGGTAGACAATGGGGCAGCTTTGATTACTCACAACAAGAACCAAGATTGGTAGCTCATTACGCAGCGTCTGTGAATGATCATTTTGAAGGTGCAGCTGAATTTATTGAAGCTTATAAAAATGAGTCTGCAGACTTTCATCAAATCGTGGCTGACATGGCAGGCATAACAAGAACTCAGGCCAAAACAATTAATCTTGGATTATTTTATGGGATGGGGAAGGCTAAGCTTGGTAAGGAATTAGGTATTTCAAAAGATAGAGCTGAAGCTTTGTTAAGACAATATGGTGAAAGAGTTCCTTTTGTAAAGAAATTAGCTACGGATGTATCTAGCTCTGCCTCAAAATATGGCTTTATTCGAACAATAAAGGGTCGTAAATGCCGATTTGACATGTGGGAGCCCGCTACCTTCGGAATGAA